TAAAGCGCCGTGATAAATTCAAAACACGCCACCACAATCGGTTAAAGGTTTTGAAGAATGCCGCGCGGAGTACCTCGTACCCTAGCTGACGTAATTAGGGAAGAACTACTGACCATTTTAAAGGATAGCAAAGCGCCGGCATCAGCGCGTGCAAGCGCCGGCCGTACACTTGCAGAATTCTATGGCAGCGACTCGCGCGCCGATGGAAGCAAAGCAGCAAGCGCAATGTCGATTGAAGAACTCGACTCCGAAATAGCTGCGAACGCAAAAGACAATTGACGATGCACTGTAAACAAGCGCTGCAATAACACGTTGCATCAGTGCGCGTGCGGCTTGTCCCCAAACAAACCCCTGAAAAGCGCGCATTGATGCGACACAGCATCGTCCGATACTGTGTCGCATACAGCACGTATTAATCACTGCGCTGCAAGGCTTTCTAAAAAATCAAAACCGACCCCTGCCATCCCCCCGACTTGAGGAACGCTGGCGACCGCAACACTCACTGACTAAATTTTGCTACCGGGTTTTCAACTCTCGCAGCACTTGTCTGCCGCGCGCCGTTTGCTTCAGGTGTCCCTCGATGCGGTCCATTCGGCGGTGAAACACCTTCGCCTCTTGCTTGTTCAAACAGTCGGGGCATCGCACTTGGATTTTCCACATCACCGACTGCACCGGCAGCGCGATGGTCTGTTCGCACCTGTCGCATTTGAATTCAAACAGCGCTGTCACTTCGCCGCGCTCACCAGTTCAACCACACGCTCGACACTCTCCGCGACGTACATGCGCGCCGGTCCCACCAGTGTGATGCACGTCACGCCATCGTCCAGTTCTACGCCGATGATGTGTGCGGCGTTCAGCCAGACCTCGCGCGTGTTGTCGCCGTCCTTGGCTATGCTCCAAAGTTTTATCATTTGCGTTTGCGTTTCCTGTTGGCCTTGCGGTTGCCTTCCCACAATTCGCTGTTGGCAATGACAGCGCACCACAGCGGATACGGCAGCGACATCACCCACAATCGAAACGCCGCTTCCTCCGACATCGTGCGGCCGCTGTGCTCTGCCGCGATCACCAGCTTTTCCTTCAATTCGTCGGTGACGCGGAAGGTGAACGCGCTGCTTTTTCTCATCCCAACACCCACCAGCTACCGAACGCGATCACCAGCAGCATCGTCACACCAATCGCGACATCGACGGCATCAATCGGGCCGAGCATTTTTAATCGTATCCTTTATGATCTTGGCCGCAGCATCAGCCCGACCCGCCATCAAGGCCCGATGCGCTTCGATCACGGCACCGCGCCACAATATGATTTCATTGCACGCATCCGCCAGCAGTTCACGGCCATGACGCGACCGTCCAACCCGGTCGCGGTACGCGATCAACCGTTCAACGATGTCCAGCTTCACAATCACTCCTTCAGCAGCGCCGCCGTCATCGCCACCAGATAGGCGCGACGTGATGACACTTCACTGGTCCCGCCGTCCTTCACCGCCTCGCGCGCCGCAAGGTACTGGTCCAGCGCGTTGACAAAGCTGGCCGCCTTCACCTGTGCATTCATAAACCGCTCCTTAACCGCTGTTGCCCGTGAAACATTCCACACCCCCACCAGCCCACCACCGCTTTCCGGTCAACGCGATTAAACTACACGACGCTGGGGCAGGGATCATTGCCCATGACTTCATTCAACGTCGCCCTTGTCGCCTATGCCTCGATGTCCACTGGCGCCGTCCTTGGCTTTCTCTGCGCGGCGTTTTTTCATCCGCCTAGCGATGAGGACACCGTGGGGCGTTAATGAAACGTGGACCGCGTTGACCTCGACCACACCGCCACGTTCAAGGCGCACCAGCATGGCCTTGGCGCGCACGCGGAAACGGTCCAGCGGCAAACTTTTGTCACGCTGCGACAGCAGAGCCAGCAACATGCGCCGCTCCATCCACGCCATTTCCGACTTTCAAGGGCCGACTTTGCTTCAGCCGTGCCCATTGCTTTTCTTCTTCGCGCGCTTCTTTTTTGGCTGCGCGTGTTTAATCACCCAGTCCGCTTGCTTTAACGCTTCTTCTTTCCAGTCCAGTTTCCTGCGTTTGCGAAAGCCGACCACGACGCGGCCGTCCGCAGTAATTTCATCGTGGCGCGCATAACCCAGCGCCGCCGTGACCGCCGTCACCGTCGAGTTTTGTGGTTGCCGCGTCGGGCCATCAAACCAGTTGTCCAAGGTGGCGGTGGCAACACCCGACACCGCATGCACGGCGGAATTCTTTAGCCGCTCTTGCTGCACCACGGTGCGCACCGCATCAATCACCGGGTCTTTGTCGATGAAGCGATAGCTGCGATAGATGTAGGTTCTTGCCATCATCAAACCCCTTTTTCATCGCCGTCTTACTTTTTTTTCTTCGCAGCCTTCCTGTGCCGCATGCGGTCGCGCACTTTTGTTGCCAGCGCGTAGCTGCCGTCCTCGCGCGCCACCAGATCACCGGACTTTTTCAGCTTGTGGACCAATGAATGCACCGACACCGGCGAGCGGCCCATCGCTTCAAAGCTATCGGCCATCTGCGACACCGTCATCGGCGGCTTGCCGTGCATGGCCTTGAACAGCGCTTCATCGCCGGTGGTTTCGTATTTCTTGTAAGGTCCGCGCACTGTGCCCTTGCGCGCTTCGGCGTGACCGTTCGGCTTGGTCTTGTCGCTCAGTCCGGTGAGCACGATCTTGGCAACGCCGTCCATGTTGTCGAGCATCCGGTAAACCCGCCCGACATACATTTCCTCGACTTCAATGTGGATCGGAAACAGCTTTGGCATTGTTCTCACCCTCTCGCTATATAGGTGTAGTATAATGCACCCTTAGCACCGGGTGAAGCCATAAAAAGTTCGCGCGCAAGGAGGTGTAATGGTGGCATTAAGGAACATGGTTTTAGACAGCCCGCAATGTCACCCTGTGAGCATGAAAAAGAACGGCAACGAACGCATCGCTTGGAACGTGCGCCGCATCCGGGTCGAAAAGGCGCTGTCGCAGGAGCAACTGGCGACCGATTCAGGCGCCGACCGCTCCTACGTCAGCCGGCTTGAGCGGGGACTGGAAAACCCCACCGTCGCCATGCTCGACCGCATCGCCAAGGCGCTCGACGTGACCATCGCCGACCTCTCGGCCATCCCGACCGGCCCCAAGCCGAAGCCGCTGCCGTCCGGGCGGCGTCCGCGTTAACCTTCCAGTTTTCAGGCAACGGGTGTATTAAAAACCATCACTGCTCGTCACGCGCCGGCAGCGCAACGCTCTAGGCATTCCAGCGTTCTAAAACGGAAGCCTCACTGACCCAATCGTGACGATCATCAAGCGGCCCACCCGCTCGTTCTCGTTCACCGACTGGACGAAGTCGCACCCGCGCGACCAGCATCCCGGCGACCGCCTCGATGCCATGTTCATCGAACTGACCCAAGCCATCCAGACCACGCAGGACGCGCTCGCCGAAATCAGGCAGCCGAACGGCACGCTCAAGCCGCAGAGCGTCGGCCCCGAACATTTCCGTCACAACTTCATCGCCGAAGTGACCGACGCCATCGCCAAGACGGTCGAGCCGGTGCGCTTGGCCATCCGTCACGCCGCCGAGAACGTGCAGGAGTACGAAAAGAACGCCGCGCTCTACGCCAAGGACGCCGAAGCCGCCGTCAGCGTCGCCAAGGAACTGGTCAACGGCCTCAACGCGCTGCGCCAGATCATCGAGCAGCACAGCGGCGCCAATACAAAAGCCGCCAACGACGCCGACACCTTCGCCACCGACTCGGAAAACTGGGCAAACTACTCCAAGGCCAACGCCGACAACGCCATCGCCGCCAAGGACGAAGCGCTGCAATGGGCCGAATTCCTCGCCGGTCCCGTCGTCAACCCGGCCGACGCGCCGGCCTACATCGCCGGTTCCAAATGGCCGCACGGCCTCTACTACCAGCCGGTGCATGGCTCACAGATGGCGGGGCTGTGGTCGGCGAAGTGGTGGGCGATCTATGCCCAGCAACTGGTCGGCGGCCTTTCGACGTTCTATCTGGGCGGCTGGGCAGAGCCGCCGCTGCCGGGCGAAGTCAATCCCGACAACGGCATGAACGCGCCAAATCCGATCCCGCCCGGCTCGCTCTACTTCAACACCTCCGATGACCTGCTCTACGTCTGGAACGGCATCGCGTGGATACCGTCCTCGCAACTGGCGCACGGTTACGCCTCGCGCTTTGTCTATACCGCTGCCACCAACGGGCAGACGGTGTTCTCAGGCGCCGACGACAACGGCATGGCGCCATCGGTGCAAACCTCGCCGTCCGACGTTCACTTGAACGGCGTCAAGCTGGTCGAGGGCCATGACTTTGCAATCGACAAGGCCGCCAACAAACTGACGCTGACCGGCGATGTCGCCGTCGGTTCCGTCATCCAGTGGGACTTGCTGGTGCCGCCGGAAAACGTGGCGCCGGGCGCGGTGCTGGCGTGGAAAATCCAGCCCATCACCCCGGACGGCACCACGCAGAATTTTCCGCTGAAATATCAGAACGCGGTTGGCGCCATCGTCGATGCCAATGTCGGCACCGGCGCGCAACTGGCGCTGTCGCAGGACGGCGTCATTCAGGAAGCCGGCAAGGACTTCACCGCCACCGGCAACAGCGTGCATTTCGGCGTGGCGCCTCCCGCCGATGCCCACATCTGGATGGTCTGGTTCCAGCCGGGGACGGCGCCGCCATGACACAGAACGCGCGCGTCGCCCGCTGGGTGCCGACCACCGTCAACGCCATTTCCGACACCGTGCTCACCACCGAGACACCGCGCCCGCAAGACAACGCCATCACGACCATATTCGCCGCGCAATCGACCGGCGGCGGCGCCACAATCGACTGGGCCACCGACGCCGACATGGCGGCCGGGACCGATGGCCTCAAGGTTGTGTCGCCCAACACGCTGCGCGACGAACAGATGCGCCAGCTTGGCATCCCGGAAGCCAACTTCGCCGATCCCATCGCCATCGTGACGCCGTCCGGCAACACCGCGCTCGACGCCAACCGCATGGTCAAAACCGCCGGCAACGGCCTCATCAGCACGCTCATTTTGCCGCCGATCCCGGTCAGCCTGTTGCCGCCGATCCCGGCGACATTGCTGCCGTCCATCATCGACGCCGGAACGTTTTAGGGAGGACAATCATGGTCCGCATCGAAGTACCGCAAGGTTCGACCGCCGCCGTCAGCGGCCCGGCTTATTTGCGTATCGTTGGCGGCACGCCGACCACCGTGTCGATTGGCGGCACGGCAATCGACTCGCCCAAGATCGAGGTGGCGGACGGCGAAACCGCCGACATCACCGGGCCGGTGACGGTGCGCGTCACCTCCGACGTGCCGGGTAGTGTTCTTATCGACGGCGAGCCGGTCGATCCCGGCGCGCCGGTGCCCGATGTCGCGCCGGTCATCAGTTCTTTATCCCCGTCTACAGCCGTCGCCGGTGATGCAAGCGATGTAACCCTGATAGTGACCGGCGACGGCTACCTGCCGAATTCCATCCTGATGTTTGGCGGCCTTGATGAGCCGACCACGTTCGTTTCGCCCACCGAAGTTTCGACCATCGTGAAGTGTTCGCTGTTCGTTAATCCCGACGACGTTGCGGTGAATGTCCGCAATGGCTCGGCGATTTCAAACGAACTCACCTTCACGTTCACCGCTACGTCGCAGCGTAGCAAAACAGGAGCGAAGGATGCCGAAGCAAAAGCGCAAGGCAGCAAAGAAGGCCATCAAGGGAAAGTCACGCAGCAAGCGGAGGAGAAAAAGGCATGACGACGCATAAGCAGGAAGAAAAGAAAGGCGGGGATAAAGAGCAACCGCAACGGCAGGCGCCCAAGACGACGCCGGAAGTCGATCCGTTCGCCACCCCGGAAGTGTCGCCGGCACCCAACCCGGAATCGGCGCCGGGCGGCGACAAGGTCGGCTGATGGATCAGTGGCCCGGCAAGCTGCCGCTGCAACCCAATACACCGCCGCGTTCCAAGCTCGCGGCGGTCTATGGCTTGCCGCCCGATACGCCCGACAATGTCGTGCGCATGTATGGCGGCGCGCTTCTCGGCAACAATCGCGCCCACACCATCAAGGACACTTACGACGCCAACAATCCGCCGCCGCCAGCGCAGACGACGACACAAACGCCGTCCAACAAAAAGAAACCGCCGGTACAGCAGTCGGCACCGACCGACATAGGAGACTGAGATTATGACCTCGCATTATCGCCACCAGCGCACGTCCAACCCGGCCACTCCGTTCCCGTCACCAATCGAGCCGGGTGAAATTGCCGTCAACACCGCCAACCGGCAGATCGTTGTCGGCGACGCCAATTCAGGTTCGCTCGGCAATCCCTTGATGCTGATAGGCGTGCGCTTCTTCGATGCGCGCGCACAATACGCCATCGGCGACTTCGTCATCAACGCCGGCGTGCTCTACCGCGCCAAGGTCGCGATTAGTCCCGGCGCCTTCAACGCGACCAACTGGGCGGTCTATCTCGACCAGAGCCAAGCCGTCGATACCGCCGGCGATACCATGACCGGCTTGTTGGTTTTGTCGGGCGACCCGACCGCGCCGCTGGGCGCCGCCACCAAGCAATACACCGACGCAGGCGATGCCGCTGTCACCGCCGCCTTCACCGCCGCCGATGCCGCTGCCGTCAGCAATGCCAACAATGCCTACGTCGCCAAGGCCGGTTCGACCATGACCGGCTTGCTGACGCTGTCGGGCAATCCGACCGCCAACCTGCACGCCGCAAGCAAGCAGTACGTCGATAGCCGCCCGGCACTTCTTATTTCCGACAATGCGCCGGCGGGCGCCGTTGACAATGCGATGTGGTGGGAGAGCGACACCGGCACGCTCTATGTGCGCTACAACGACGGCAACACCACGCAATGGGTGACGGCGATGGCGGTGCCGGATTCGTCCGCCTACGCGCTCAACAGTACCGTTGTGCGCTACGACATTTCGCAATCCTTAACCGCACCGCAGCAGCAACAGGCGCGGCAAAACATTTACGCCGCCCCGTTCGACGCGATGGCGTACTCAGGATTGCAGATCAATGGCGGGTTTGAGGTTAGTCAAGAACGCGGTGCCAGCGGTACAACCGCTACCAATAATACTTACATATGTGATGGCTGGATGGTTCTTTTTAGCGGTGCGATGGCCGTAACCGGAGCAACCGCTGTGGCCGCTATGGCTCCCGGTTTTCCGGGTTTTCTCTTTGTGTCAGTCCAGACAGCGGCGGGATCGCTTGGTGCCGGTGATTACACAATGGTCCGTCATTCAATCGAGGGCTATCGCATTGCGCGGTTGGGGTGGGGTACTGCAAATGCGCAGCCGATCACGCTCGGCTTCTGGTCTTCACATCACCGTATCGGCGTCTACAGCGGAACCATCCGCAACGGACCAAACAATCGCGTATACGCTTTCACCTATACGCAGGCCGCTGCCGACACAGCGCAATTCAACATCGTTACAATTCCCGGTGACGTGACCGGGACTTGGAATACCGACAACACAGCCGGGCTTCAGATTATTTTTGCGGTCGGCGTTGGCAGCACCTTTACCGCACCATCGGCAAATACATGGCTGGCAGGAAACTATTTTGCCGGTCCCGGTCAGATCAACGGCGTGGCTGCAACATCGGATGTATTCCGTATCACAGGTGTCATCGTCCTCCCCGGCAACGAAGCACCGTCTGCCGCAAGGTCGCCGTTAGTGATGCGGTCATTCGATCAGGAGTTGGTGACGTGCCAACGATACTATGAAAAGAGTTATCCTTATGCGGTAAGGCCCGGAACGGCCACAGGTCTTGGTGGTGCGGCTATATATTATGGAGCGAGTGTCCCTGTAACAACTAC